ACGAGCGAACTTTCCCTGCTCTACCTGGCCGGGAACCCCGAGCACATCATCACCGTGACCGTCTTCCGCCTACACGTGGGCGCATCGGACGCTCCCGTTGTCTATTGGAAGGGTCGCATCGTGAGCGTGGACTGGCCAGACCCAGCGACGGCGAAACTCACCTGCGAGAGCGTCTTTACGAGCCTGAAGCGTCCCGGCCTTCGGGCTCGGTATCAGCGCATGTGCCGCCATGCCCTCTACTCGCCGCAATGCGGGGTGGACAAGGCGGCCTATGCCGTGGCCGGGACCGTCTCGGCAATCAACGCGGCAAAAACCGTGCTGACCGTCTCGGCCGCCGACGCCATGGCTGATGGCTGGTATTCAGGCGGGATGGTCGAGACTCCAACGGGCGGGTTCCTGTTCGTGACAAGCCACGCCGGGTCATCGGTCACGCTGGCGAACCCATGCGCGCTGGCCGTGTCGGACGTCGTGACGCTCTATCCTGGGTGCGCCCGCAACCGCGAAACGTGCCAAGGCAAGTTTGGGAATATCCTGAACTTTGGCGGCTGGCCCTGGATTCCGTCCCGCAACCCATTTGACGGTAGGAGTCTTGTGTAATGTGGGTCGAACTCGGTTTTTTCGTCGCATCGCTGGTCATCGGCTACATTTTTAGGCCCAAGGTCAAATACGACTCGCCCAAGCCTGGCACCGTCGAAGCGAAGGCCACGGCCACTGCCGGGGGCGAGATCGGCGTGTTGTTCGGTAGCCGTGAGATCACTGGGCCGAACATCGTTTGGTGGGGCGACGTGAAAACCAAGGCCATCAAAAAATCGGGCGGTAAGAAATGACCGAGATCAGGGCGACCATGAAACACATCCGCCAGTGCAAAATGTGTTCACGCGGGACGAGGGCGTTCTTCATCAAGCACGGGCTGGACTGGTCCGAGTTCCTGCGCGTTGGCGTGCCCGTTGAGGACCTGGAGCAAACGGGCGACACCATGGCCATACAGGTCGCACGGGCCGCACGAGCGGAGCAGGAGTAGCGCATGGGCGGCAGCAGCAAGAAAGTCACGGTCGGTTACAAATACTACGTCGGTATGCACATGGCGTTATGCCATGGGCCAGTGGATAAGCTCGTGCGCATACGGGTTGGTGGAAACACGGCGTGGGTCGGCAATCATACCGGCGGCGCTTTGCAGATCGACAAGCCCAAACTTTTCGGCGGCGAGAAACGCGAAGGCGGAGTCAGCGGGCAAGTTGACATCGAGATGGGCGGCCCGGCCCAGGGCCAGAACTCATACCTGGCAGCCAAGCTCGGGGCAGACCTTCTGCCAGCTTTTCGTGGTGTGTGCTGCGCCGTTCTTCGGCAGGTTTACATCGGGCTCAATCCATACCTGAAAGACTGGGCATGGTTCTGTCAGCGCGTGTTTGTGCGCAGTGGTGGCGCGGCGCAGTGGTATCCGGCAAAGGCAGCCATAAACAGCTATGGGGCCGAAGACCACATTCAACCGGTGTACGAAGAGAAGACGGCGAGCCTGAACGACTACACGCTCATCATCCCTTCCGGATCGCTTGACGGAGTGTACGCTGTCTCCGGGTTTGGCATTAAGCATGACCCAATCAAGCAAAATGGCGGAACAGCGTATGCTGTGTGGAACGGAACGCTGGGGGATTGGGTGGTTGGAGAAATCTCCTTTTCGTTTACACTAAACAACGTCCGTACAGATAGGGATGTTGCGGTTTTTATTTTAACGAACGCGAGCGGGGATATAATTTCAGTTTTTGAGCCCTACCCTGGGTACTCGGGTAACGGCTGCCCGAGGTTTGCAGGAACATACCTGGCAAGCGAGCGGCTTGTTGTTGGCACAACATACCGCTTTACCGTAGTGGATACCGGATCGGGCCTAGTCGCAACACTAAGAGTGGCGCTTGACTCCATAATCGGGTCAGTAAATATTTTAGGATCACTGTCCGCTGTTAAGGGCTATAAGTTTGGATTTCAATCTTCTGGGGTTTTTTCAGATACCGGCAGCGTCACATACGGCCTTGTGTCGATATACCAATACAGGGGTGAGCCTGGGGCCGACTATTACGGCGAAGGTGCGGACATGAACCCTGCGCACATCATCCGTGAATGCCTAACAGACGCGAATTGGGGCCTGGGATACCCTGAATCCGACATCGACGATGCGTCGTTCGCCGCTGCCGCAGATGTGTTGTTTTCCGAGGGCATGGGTATTTCGATGCTGTGGAGCAGCCAAATGCCCATCGAGGATTTTGTGGACGAAATTAAACGCCACATCGACGCAGCCGTGTATGTTGACCTGAAAACAGGGAAGTTCGTTCTGAAACTGATCCGCGACGACTATGACGAGTCGTCGCTGCTTGTTCTGGATCAGTCGAACATCAGCCGCATCGAGGGGTATTCCAAGCAAACGCTGGCCGAACTGGTCAACGAGATCACCCTCAGCTACGATTCGAACGAAACTGGTCAGGTCGAGACGGTGACGCTTCAAAATTTGGCGATGATCCAGCAGCAGGGTGCGATCATTCCAGCGAGCGTCGAGTACATGGGGTTTGCCAATCAGGCCATCGCCGTGAAGGTGGCAGCTCGTGATCTCAAGGCCATGAGCACGCCGCTCGTGACGGCCACTATCTATGCCCAGCGGGATGCGGCGGTCCTCAATATCGGCAGCGTTTTTCGGTGGAACTGGACCGAGACAGACGAGGACGGCAACGGCATTGCGACCTCGTACATCATGCGCGTGACCGAAATTGCGTTTGGCGATGGGGTGGACAACACCGTCCGCATCCAGTGCGCCCAGGACGTGTTTGCGTTGCCAGACATAACCTACGTTGAAGCAGAACCGACAGAGTGGTCTACCCCTTCGGAGTTACCCGCGCCTGCGTCTCCGCGCCTTGTGACCGAGATGCCATATTATGAACTTGTCCGCTCCCTTGGCGAGACTGATGCTAATGCCAGGATTTCTGGACTGCCAGATATTGGATTCGTTTCTGTTTCGGCTGGAAGACAGGGGTCTGAAATTAACGCCGCGCTATATGTTGATGCTGGCGCTGGATATGCCGATGGGGGGACTCTCGACTTTGCGCCAACGGCTGTTCTCGGCAGCGCACTGACCAAGGCGGCAACATCTGCGACCATCACAGACGCCGTGGATTTTGACGATGATGTGGTTGGATATTTGGCACAGATTGACGATGAGATCGTGCTCATTTCTGGCATCAGCGGGAACACAGTCACGATCCAGCGCGGGTGCCTAGACACCGTTCCGTCCGCGCACCTGGCTGGGGCGGCGGTGATCTTGCGAGACATATTCGCCGCATCGGACGGTGTGGAGTATGTAGCCAGCGATGAACTTCAGGTTCAGATTATTACGTCATCCGGTGCGGGAGACTTGGCCGCCTACGACGCCCCGGTCGATAGCGTCACAATGGAGTCCAGGGCGGTCAGGCCATATCGTCCTGCGAATTTGACCGTAAATGGCGACGCCTACCCTGCGGACGGGGATGTCTACACTTTGCCCGTGACCATCGCATGGGCGCACAGAAACCGCCTACAGGAGACTGGAGGCAACGTCCTGGCATGGACGGACGCAAGCGTTACGCCGGAAGACGGAACAACATACACCATCGAGGCACTTGCGATTGATAGCCTTGGATCGGTTGGGGTGTCGGTTATTGACGAAACTGGAATCAGCGGCACGAGCAGGACGATTGAAGCAGCAGAGATTGAATCCGCAAACCCTTACGGACTGCTGATTTATGTCGGAGCAGTCCGCGACGGCTACGAGTCGTGGCAGCGCGGCAGCATCCGCTTTTCCCTCCCAGCCCCAGGGCTTTTCTCATACACTGACACATTCGACACTCTGAACGCGAGTTTTTGGCAAAGCGTCGGGCTGTCGTCACTGACCGTGACGGACGGTAAACTCGTGCCAATGAGCAACCAAAGCACATGGGGTGCGTGGGCGTCGAATTACGTCAAATGGCTTGGCGAAAGACCCAAGAATTTTGAGACCCAGATCGACCTCGCATGGGAAGAAGCCGGAAACGCGAACATGGGAGAGGTGCTGTTTTGGATTGAATTATCCAACGGGAATTTTTGCTATTTTGGCCTTGTAGACGATGGCGCGGACACGAAAGGCCATACACGATATTCTCACCCGGCCATTCCAGCAGGCGTGGCCTATGAGAGCAACGTCGACTACGTGTCCAGCAGGACGATCAAGTGGCGGCTTCTCGATGGTGTTATCAGTCTGTACGTTGGCGGTGCTCTCGTTTTCACGTCGATTGTCGGGAACGCCTCACCATCAAAGATTGGCCTCGGCCACACGAGATACATGACATATGCAGCAATTGTTGCAAAATGGGACAATTTCTCAATTCAGGCCTTGACGAGCGAACTGTTGGGCGACGTTCACACGTTCGATGGCGGCTTCAACGCCAGTTTGTGGGATTTAACCAAGATGGCCTCGGCCACGGTTGCAAACGAGTACTTGTCATTCATCGGCCTCGCATCGACGTGGCAGAATTATGTCGGGTCGATGGTCGAATTTCTGGGTGCGAAGCCGTCTGGAGACTGTGAGATCGAAGCGCAATTTGGTTGGGTCTATGGGGCGTCGTGCCTCGGAGAACTTTTCCTGTACGTTTCGACGTCGGCTGCAAATTATAAGGTCGGCATGTATGACGAAGGCACTCATCTTCTCGGCTCCCTCCAAGCGTTTATCCCAGGGGCTACGAGTTCTCGCTTAACTGACCAGCCTGACAAGGGCACGGCCACAGTCAAACTCGTCATTTCCGGAGCGACTGTCTCCGCATACGCCAACGGGATTCTTTTATGCAGCGGGACGTTCGACGGTGGAGCGATAACAAAGATAGGGCTGACAAACACGCGCTATAGTACGTACAATGGCGTGACTACGCGCCTTTACTATCTTAGGATCAGAGAGCTCTAATGAGTTCAAATGGCAGCACAAACAGACGTACTGTTCGGCCTTTCATACGGCTGGGCACTGGGCGAAAGCGGCTGGAACGTCGGCATGGACGCGAACCTGCTCAAGGTGGCCAGAGTCGGCGTGCACCTCTCGGTCAAGGACCGTGACCTGGCCACGCCTCCGGCATCACCCGCAACGGGGGACACATATATCGTCGCTGCTGCAGCCGCGGGCGCGTGGGCCGGGAAGGAGAAGCAGGTGGCGGTGTGGCCAGGCTCGGCGTGGGCGTTCTACGCGCCCCGGATCGGTTGGGTGACGTACATCGAGGATGAGGAAAAACTGAGCGCGTACAAGGCGGCTCCCCACTCGACCATTTTGCGGGCCGCAGATCGCAAATGGCGGACGTAGGCGTTGATCGTTCCGGGCCGATTGCCCCGGGACCTGCAGGCCGCGATCATCAGGTCGGCGTGTTTCAGGGTCAACTTGTCCAGGCGGGTGGAGGCCCCGGCAACCTCCACCAGCTTGGACAGGGCCAGCATGTCGGCCCGGAAGGTCTTCACCTCCCGAGCCGCGCCGGCCCATTTCCGATATTCTGCCACAAACTCGCCCAGGGACACGGTGGACTCGCCGCGGATCTTGGACAACTTCCCGGCCAGGTACTGTTTCCGGACTTCCGCGAACAGCTTTCTGGCCTCGGACAGGTCTTTGGTCTTCAGGGACCGGGCGCGGGACCGGCCGAACTCGACGTAGTACACCCCCGAGGGAAGTTTTTTGTAGAGTCGCATGTTCAGGTTCATTTGGACAAACTCCGGACGATGTCAACGGCGGCCCGAGAAACCGGGGGCGTGAAGTGGGCGTCGATGCTCTCCCGGTCAACTTGCCAGTGGCTCCCCTCCGGCCGGTGTCCGGAGATCAGCCCGGCCCGGATCTTCCGGATCAGGGTCGAGGACGACCGCCCGGTGTAGGCGACCGCCTCGGCCATGGTCAGCCATTTACGGCTTCGCAGGTCCATGTCTTTTCCCTC